GTTTGATGTGATACCAATATCAGTATCGTCAATGGTTCCTACCAGTTTACTATACTTGAATTTACCATTGAAACGATTCAGATCCTTGTCAGAACCATATCCTAGGACGACATTACGTACAATCTCGGCAAGTTGCTGCTTTGTACGCTTTGTAGTGGTATTATTGTAATATACGAAAGAATCAATCTCAAGATAGAGATATGATGGGTCAATAATCTCAGGAATGACAGAAAGGATGGTATACTCCCTGATTGCCTTCTGTAATTCTTGTTTTGCGGTGGTTGTAAGGGTCTCTGCGCCGTATGGTTTCGCTGCGATGAATACTTTACCATACTGAGGTGGAGAGGCGTCTTCCCCGCCGAATACAGAGAAGGATTCGACGTTTGGATACAGTTGAAGAATCAGAGTTTCATAATCTTTGATCGTAACTGCTCTATTCTGTGCTGCATAGTACCTAGGAGCAAGATATTTGATCGATGAGATGTTTTCTGGTGTTGCTCCACCAAGAGAACTCTGATTTACAGTGATTGTTGGGTTTATGTCTCGAATGACAGCACCATTAAAGGTGAAATTGCCTGTAAACTGGAAACTAGAACATTCGTTTGCTTCGTCTTGGTTACAGGTCAAATATTCAATACCTACAACCTCAAGATTTTCTAATTTACGACCAAAGACGTTATCTCCAAAGATTAACTCGAACTGTTCGTTCTTATTCTCTTGAATGAAGTATACTAAATCGTCTGGTCTAAGATTTGTGATGTTTGTTGACTTTCTGTAGGTCAACGGAGCTGAAGTATTGTTCTGATTTACAGTTACGAGCAATAAGTCAACATCTGCGCTCGCACTAGGAACAATAAAGTGCTGTTTTGTCGAAGTATCTACTGTATACTGAACTTTTAAGAGATTTCCTTGGTAAAGTTCAATCTCACTGAAGGAAACTACGCGAATTCCCGCAGAATTCAGGTATGCTTCGCGTGTTACATCGTCTAATACGGAAAAAATGTAACTTCCATTGGAATTTGTGCCTAAAAATGCCTCACCTTTCTTCAAAGTGAGTGCTTCAATCTGCGGAGGCACGGGAATTTCCATTGAAATCACCGCTTTTGCGGATTTTGCTGATCTTGGAGTGTATCCAACAATCTTTGCAAGAGAAACTACGTTCTCTCTGATGGATGCACTGTCAAAAAAGACCTCATTTGCGATTAAATTCGCATTCAGTGCTGAATAATACGTGTTATATGATAATACGTCTAAAATTTGGGATAAAACTGATCCCTCAAAATTATAATCGCTAAAAGTTTCCGAGGAACGTAGGTATTCCTTTAAACTTGTCTTAATGTCTTCAAAATCTAAATTAGTGACTGTATTGAAAGCCATTATACTCTTTCTAAGATAAGGTTTAGCGATTGTGCATCTAAAGGAAGTCCAACGATTTCATAGTAAATAGTGATCTCTAAAGCGTTGTTATCGATATCATCAATGTATTCGACTCGATCAACTTTAACTCTCGAATCATACTGTCGAATAGCATCTTCAATAGAAACGGTTACTTCGTCAGCAACAGTAGGGTCAAATAGTTCAAAAAGCTTTGTTGTTGCCTTTGTACCAAAAAGAGGGCGAAAAACTTTCTCGCCCTGAGCAGTCAAAACAATGTTTTTGATTGCATGTTTGACTGCATCCTCATTTTTTAGTAAAAGTACGTCCCCTGTAATAGGATGACTCTCAAAATTAGGGTTCAGATCAACAAATTTTTTAGATACCTTGACCATTTTACTTGTTTTTATACTTTATATATCAGGTCAACCATTCGGCATAGTCGTCAAACCCACCTTTACCACCACAAGGGCGACTTAAACGGTCCTTAGGGGGGTCATTGGTGGGTTTCTGTGCCTTCTGTAAGTAGTAATCAGATCTAGGATCGGTAATTAGTACTTTTCCTGATTTAATAAAGTCCTCACCTTGGTCGGGAATTGGATGATTTGCCATTTTTCCTCCAAAAATCTGTTTCCAGAACTTTTTGGGAGGTTGCTATCTCCAATTTTATTTATTGACCATTAGAATAAGTCGCTGGATGGAACGCACAATACTCATTGAACGTGATTTTCATCTCTTTCCATGTCAAATTACAGTTTTCTGCTGCTTTTGGAACGTTCCATTTGGCAGTAAACAGCATTTCCATGGATTTTCTGGTCTCTGGTCTCACTTACCCTGCCCCCGATAACGCTTTTTACGTCCGTTACGAGCAGTCGCAGACAGTTTTGTGTTCTTCGAACGACCCTGACGAGTCAGTTTTGGTTTCCCTGGTTCGAATTGAATGCCAGAAAGTCCGATTTTTGAACGAGCAGCCATAATTACGCGATTTTTTTAAAGAACAAAGTGATTTTAACAGATTTTTTCCGCCCTGTCAAGCGTTAAGGTGCAAAAACATTCGTAGATCCGACAGTAATCGTGTCTCCACATGAGATAATCCCGCCAATAATGCCTGGTGGTTTCCCGTTGATGTACGTCAGTTTTGTCGAACCCTTCGAAATTGCTCTGATAGTATGTGGTGGAGGAGGATTTGGAGTCGTACACGAATGTGCTGTGTACAAATCTCCCAGACGACCTGCAAGAACATTGTTAACATACACAGGTCCGCCAGCACCTGGGGTGATGGTTGTAAGTGGTGTGCCAGGATAACAAATATGTCCTGTGCTATTATCACCTAATCTTGTAATACCTGACATGTCTTACAGTCCTCCCTGATTTGTCTGACTGGCAATCTTATCTACAAACCTCTGAGTTGCTATGTCTTTATCGTCATAGACACCCTGAGTAGTCGTAAATGTACCTGCACCTACTGGTGGTACACAACTACTAGTTATAACAATCGTATATGTAACGGTAATAACATATGCAGGATCTGGGATATAGTACTGCATATGCTCAGGAGTGGGAATCTCTGCAATCATACCTGTTCCAGGTACACCTGCAATCGGGTCCCCTGTCTCTGGATTCAAATATACAGTAAATGTTAAGGCAGTATCTTGGTTTAATGTCCCCTCAGTAGCAACATACCCAGAATCTGAAGTCGTTGTCGTCGCCTCGTGGACTACTCCTTCATCATTCCTATACCTGTATTCCTTATTCGGAAACAAATACTCAGTATATTTTCCTGATACTGTCATCGTAATCGTACCAGGAAACGTTACACTCGCAGATGCTGTGCCAATACCATTCACATACTGGGCGCTTGTTGCATTCGTCCCTACTGCAGTTAAATCAATAACTAACCCAGGATCTCCGTTATACGCTGCAGGAGCAATATTAGGACTGAATGACGTGACAGTTACTGTAAATGTCTCTGGTGATCCATTCGGCGGCGGATTCGTACATTGCACAGCAGTCCATACCATTGGTGTCCATACTACTGGTTGCTCTACAATACTATTCGGAGTCGGCTGGGCAGCATAAAATGTAGTCGCTACTGGCATCAATCTGTTCTATAGTTTAATAAGAAATAATCCTCGGCACCCTCGTAGTCCCTGAAATATACCGTGTCCCCATCAGGGCAATCTAGTACAAATCTATCAATCCAACTATCATAACTGATCATTGGATACTTTTTGTCAATCGGGGTTTTCATCATTTTTTACCTGGGAAAAATTTTTAGAAATAGGGGTCCCTTCGATATTTATCGCTCGTTGGGATACTTTTGTAGGTTAGGAGGGACCCATGCATTTTAACCGTAGCGGCCGCTTATATTTAAGGGCGCTAATCGCCCCGACTGCTTTATACTAACTCTCGGAGAGTTTGTGTTACTTAGTGGGGCACAGTTTGTGTTACTTAGTGGGGCACAGTTTGTTATACTTAGTGCCCCACCAGTTAGTTATACTTAGTGACCCAACAAGTAAGTGTTAGCGAAGCGACCCAAAGATACCATCGGGAGTGATGCTAACAGCATGTGGCGTTTCTTACACTCATGCTGCGATTCACTGCCTGATTTCCAATCACAATAGGCGGTGCCAGTTAGTGGATAGAACTCAATGCCGAGTAAGGCACTGCTAGGGCGTGAAACGTAGAATTTCACATTGCCCGTGATCTTTTCCAGGAGAGTGTTCATAACTGTTCGTGTGTTGTGTGAACTGAAACCAGTATAGAGGCAGGGTGCCCCCCTGAGGGGGGGCAGTGGACAGTGCCTCAGATGGCACTCTTGCCCACGCTTGCCCAGAAGGCAAGGCGCAGGGTGGATGCCTTGCTGACTGCCTCAGCAGAGCGACCCATGGCACGGGCGCCCGCCTTGAGGTCGTTGCGGGTCACGTCTGCCAGGGAGGCAGCACGCTTGCCAGTGATGATGTTGCGTGCTGCCTGGAGGGTCTGTTGCTTGGTCATGGTCTTGGTTTGAACTGAAGTCATTATAGGCATGGGGCGCCCCCCATTCAGGGGGGCGGTGGACAGTGCCCCGATTGTCACTCCTCAGGTCCGAAGGCACACTCCAGAGAGAATGCTTCGAGCAGAGCGTCCTCATCCTCAAAGAGGGTCAGGTCCTCATCCTCGGGAACGTAGGAATCGATCTCATACATCAGGTCCTCAATCTGGAGATCCATCAGGTAGGCGTCAGAGACAGGCATGGTTGCTTGTGGTTTGGTTGACTTGATCAGTATAGGCGGGCGGTGTCTATCCGCCAGTGCCTAGGGGTCAGTTAGCGGAGCGGCACACCTCAGCGGTTGCCAGGGAGGCGCCTG